ACGATTCTGTGAATAGTATGCTGCCGGCGCGGCCGAACGAATGTGCTCGATATCTTCAGACTCAGACGAATTTTGTAGTGCAGCGGTCAATGAAAACGTGATGGTCAAGCTTTCTTGATTTCCAAGAGCAGACGTGTACGCAAATGTTACAGTCTGATTTGACAACTGGCTTTGCTGCAATGACAGTGATCCGCTAGTGGACTGACGAGCCCAGATGTTGAAATATCCAGTAGGAATATCCGAGAAGTCACCATCACCAAAGATTAGACGAATCTGGTCATTTTCTAAGGTTTCAACTTCATATTTCTTCAACTCAGCGTTAACGTTGAACTGCAGGTTTTGACCAGCAACGGTATCGACCATCGTCCATTCATTAATCAGCGTTCCACTTGCATCAACCTCATGAACCCAAACGTCCGCATCATTGATATTTTGCAACGTGATGTCTACAGACTGATTAGGAATTGGGACTGTGAAAACGTAAGGCACGCGATTCAACACACCCTGCTTGATATACATCAAGAATCCAGTCGTGTTAGAGCCATCTCCGTAGCCGTCATCTGCATACAGCATAGTGAAATATTGGCTTAGTGACGGCGTACGCTCAAATACTGAATCTGCATCTACATCGGCCGGGACAAGCTCAAATTGGACCGCAGCCCCATTAATCGTGGTCTTTACAGGAATGCAACCATTCTTGAACGTAGTGCCTGACGAATCACTTTCCAGAATATTTTGAAACTCATACTGTTGGAAAACCGTGTCATCAAGCTGGAATGACTTAAATGGAGACCCAAAAGGACTCGTCATAGCGGCGTTCATTACTGTGAGGAATTGTTCCTTCCACAGCACATTGTTCTGGTCATTCCAGTTAATCGTTTTGTTCGTTAGCGCATTGTTCTGCGAATCATACAATGTTTGTGATGAACTGATATTGGTGATCTTCACAAAGCCACGAAGCGGAATGTTACGGGTTGCAGTGTACGACACGAGCTTCGCCAAACGCAAAATGCTCTGCTTACGAGCTGCCGTGTCGATCATTGCTTCATGAACCGACATGTCAATACGATACGCATGCTGTTCGGAGATATACGCGAACAGTTCAATCAATGCGATAAGTTGACTTGATTCGATGTAGTCATTGAAGTTCTCAGGGTAGTAGAACTTCAAATAGTCAAGCAGCGATTGCTTGACAGCGTCAAAGTCGTAAGAAACAAAGTTTACTTGCTGGAACGCATTGTAAACCTTTTCCCATGTTTCTGCTACGTTTTGAGTAGTTGCTGATGCCATTACAATGAGGACCTTATTGTGAGGTAATTTCTATGTTAAGATCTTGCGTAACTTGGAACTCAAGGTAATTGACCTTGCATGATGCAATCAATGCGTAGCTGTCCTTTGCCGTGATGATGTCCAATGCGACAAGTTCTACTCTCGGATCAGCTGAGAACACTGCAGTCAAATCTTCAGTAATGACTTGCTGTGTGTATGGATCATTAAGTTCAAATTGCAGTAGCGGAATTCGTGTGCCCCAATCAGGCATATGAACACGCTCTCCCTTAATCGTGAAGATATGATTAAGCAGGTCTTCGTTGATCACGTCGATGTTCAAACGAATGAACTCGGTGCCACTATCTGCATAAGTACGGGTGCTAAAACCTTGGTAGAAAATTTTCATGGTAGTTATTTATGCAAGTGATTATGGCTTCCAATTAGCATTTCTTGGCGTTTTGCACTGAGCTTCATCTTCATCTCTCTTCCAAGATTCATGATCCGGGCGAATCATAGATGCAGAAACTGAGCTAACAGAAGCGGCGGCGCCAGAGCTAATAGACGGAGCGCTTGGATTGTTAACTGACACACCAGCAGTAGATTTAATAGTAAGTAGCCCTGAGACTGGATCAATAGCCTTGAAGCCAAAGCTACCAGCATCGACATTAAACGATGGAGCTTTAATACCCATGCCGCTACTTGATGACATTGTCGCGCTACCACCGAGAACCAATGATGATCCAGATGAACTAATAAATGCCAAGCTACCGCCAGAGTTGAATTGAATGCTACCGCCAGCATTAGCAACAATCTTGTTAGCTGTCAGAATTTCAACAGCGTCTTTGGCATCAATTTTTACACTAGCTGCGCCAGATCCAGCTGATTCAGGAAAATCTCTAACTAGCCCGACTCCGCCAGGTGATGACGTTGTAGATCCGCCAACTGCACCAGCAGTTGATCCGCCAGATGTTTTTAACAAGATCCCTCGTGACGCGTTCAAGTTGATGTCGCCACCGCCTGAGGTAAGTTGAATGCTATTGTTAGATTGAATCGCGACACCACGAGTTTCTGACTGGATGTTTACTCTCTTCTTGGCAACAATATTAATGTTGTTATCCGAGTAAAAGTTGATGTCATTCTTCGCACGCACGTTAATTTTTGAATCAGAGTATACGTAGATCTTACCGTTTGACTCATCCATCTCAATATAATTCATACCCTTGGCGGTAGAGATGTAGATTCGTTCATTCGTGTCGTCGAAAATCATCTGAGATCCAGCTGAGGTGCGAACACGAACCTTGCAATTATCAACAACGTCAGACATTAAGAAGTAATGACGACCTGGTGAAGTGACCGAAATGATTTGAGATTCTGACTTCGTCTTATCTAGCGGCTTCGTTCCATAGCCGTTGTCAGCCTTCTTTTCATCATTTCCGTTAGATGGATATGAGATAGAACGTTCCCAACCTCTAGTTTTGAAGTTTGCCGACTTTGGATCCAACCCAGCTTTTGTTAAGTTGTCAACCACATGACTCATTTCTTTTTGTGGATAGAGACCAGACTTATCGATTTCTGTCTTGTAACCGTCAACCCCTTGCGGCATCGTGCGGTTGAGCTCGGGCATGTAGACGCATCCAAGCCAAAAGCGCATCTTTGAGTCACCATTGATGAAACCGCAAAGGACTTGCGCCCCATTCTGCGGTACAGCCCAGATGCCATAAGATGATACTCCGCTGACAGTCGATCCATCGCGGCCAACTACCGCATTCGCAGTAGTTCCGCCATAAGGTGATACGTATGTTGCCCAAGGTAGATCTTCTGTTCTAAAGCTGTCGCTGTCGATAGATGGAATGTAAATCTGCAGCCGCCCATGCTGGCCTGGATCAGCGTTGTTCTTGACGATACCAATCGTCAATCCAAGGTACTTACTTGTTCCGTCCATTTTCTTCTCTTACTTTAGATTTGTTGTAACCGGCGTGGTGAAAAACGTACTGCCACCAGTAAATGAATAACCATTTTCTTGCACCCGAACATCACCACCGCTGCTTGTTGACGTTGAGTTATCCGTGCTTGAATTATCAGCGTTAGGATCTTCAACTGCGATCATCGAGATATTTTGAGTGAACAATCCACCAGAAAAGACATTTTCAATAGTCAAGATGCGATACCATCCACGATAGAAAAATGGAGTCTTTTGCACCTTTCCGGTCTTTGGATCCTTTACTTCATTGTAGATATTCACTTTAACGAACATCCCAATATTTAGGGCGCTTGTTTTCTCATTGTTTGGATAGTTGCCTTGAACTTTGAGCATGTTGTAATTGCCACGGATAGTCATGGTTGCGTTGAATCCATAACCAGAGTATCCATCTGTCACTACCTTGGTAGCAAGACGTGCAGAGGTCAATTGATCAGCCGGAATTGAAGGATAACCGGCACGATCCTTTTCATTAACGAACGGCATAATTGCGATATCATACTGCTTACCATAGAAGTATGTCGTACCAACCTCACCGGTTTTAATTAGCTGGTCAATGCTCTTGTTTTCGGTGACAAGATTGTTTGCAAAATGTTTTGGATCAGTAGTTGGAAGCGTGCTAGATATATTCGCAGCTTTATCAAGCATTGGAAAATTATTTCGGCTACTGATAGCATTATCCAAGCCACCCCAATTAATCTTTAGTTCCATGTGAGTTACGTCGACGTTGGAACCTGGATCTGCAAAATAATAGTCAAAAATATACTGGTAGCTTCCTTTATTGTCTTCATTGAATTGCGTGGTAAACGCATCATAAAGAGCAACATTGTAGGTTACCAACGCTTCGGTAGCTGTAAGCTGCAATGATGAGGTCACGACCGGGCTGTACTTTCCTTTCAGCAGCGTCGTGTAATCTTGGCCGTTACTTGTCCCAGCGAGCTTATCATTTAGAGCGGCACAGTGTGAAAGGACATCGTGAATAATCGCTGCGATTTTCGCTTTCGGCTCATAGGCGAATTTTGCTGGAGCATTTGATCCAAAATGCTCCTTGTTCAAGCTATCAAGATTTCCTTCAATACCTGAGCCAAGGTTCACGACATATCTGACCGGTCTAGCTATTTTGTCGGTACCGCTTTCCTTGTAATACTCTGAATACATGCGATTCAGGTTTGTCTCAAAGTTTGAAATAGCCTCAGCGATGGTCCGACCGCTAAATCCTACAGAACGAGAAACTGTGCCAAGAGCGGTAGTCATATCTTCAATAATAGCGTCAGACGTTTCACTAGAAACGTGAGCATCGAATCCTGCCATCGTTACAAATGTCAGATTATAAACCGAACCTTGCTCTGTGAAAGTCATATCCATGCTCGTCAGGCCCATAATTAGCAATGGAATATCTGATTTCACTTCAATTGAGTTATCTGGCTTACGACCAACAAATACCGTCTTCAAAGCATATACTAGATTGCTCGCGGAAATGACGTTATTTGAATTGACTACTTGTTGCATCTTATCAACAAAACCAAACCCATTCGGCTCACGAATTTGCATGACACAACCGCCCTGTGCTCCGGTTGCTGCTACGACTCCAGTTAGTGGGCTGGTGATGTAATAGTGCACGTCCTCAATGTTCTGAAATGCGTCGCGACGAGTATTGAGAATCAAATCTCCGTTGGGCGCAGTTCGAGTTGTACCAACCTTAGAATTATCAATGTACTCATACTGATAAAGTTGGTTGACGTCATTCGTCGCGTATAGCTCAAAGTGATATGTGTAAGATGCGTATACGTCTAATTCGTTCGCTGGAAGTGACATTATGTATTCTGTGTATAGATTCTAGTTGAAGCAACTCCACCGGTCTTAACGGTAGTTGCTGATTCTGTGATTCGAGCAGCTTGTGGAATTAGCAAAATTTTTCCAGCAACAAGTTCAGACATCGGATCAAGAATCGCATTATATTGGCAAATTATCCACCACAATGATGAATCACCATAAAAGACATAACCAAGAATATCTGGGCGCCCTTCATATTTCTGTTCCATCACGTAAATGAAGTCTGATGGATCTGGAGAGATGTCATTTTTCTCCCACCACTCAATAGCCCAAGCAGAAACTTCCGTAGTTCCACCAAGAACATATCTACCATTTGACTTGTTGTAAGTAGAATTTATCAATGTTGCAGAAGCGTTAGTAGTAGCCATAATTAGAACGTAGTAGTGATAGAATCTTTCGTTGATGTTGGCGGCACGTATCGTTTGCCTGTAGTAGGATCATAGGCAAACGATAGACCTGGCATTAGGCTTGCTCCAGCGTTTAACACCGCATTGCCGGCAGATGAAACAGCATTTCCTATGGAGCTAAAAATACCACCAATTCCACCCATGTCAGATGATACCGCGGAATTACTAGTGCCACTTCCAATGCTCTGGGTAAATCCAACCACGCTTTTTGTTGCGCTATCTAA